AGGAAAAACTGCGACCTACCCTACGCCAAGCTGGTCGCATGGGTAAAGCTGTATATGAAGGGATTCCGTCACTTTATCCAGAACATTGGTTTAGACGAGGATGTGCCGCAGCTGAAAGAGGTGCACATAAAAACCACAGATACTTTCATTACACTGTATATCAAAATCCACTTCTTAACGAAGACGATGTAACAGAAGTAGAAGGCGATAAAGAAGTAATGCCAGAGTCAGCGTGGCGAAGAATGTATCTTGCAGATTATTCATTATCAGCAGGTTTCTTTCCTAATATAGAAGACTGTATACAAGGTGATTTATTAGAAGCTCCACTACCAGGTAAAAGTTATGTAGCAGGTTTAGACTTAGGTGTTAGCCGAGACTTTACTGTACTTATTGTTATGGATGCAGATGAACGTAAAGTTGTATATCATAAATTTTGGGATAGCCAGTCATGGGTTCAGGTACAACAACATATAGCTGCAATCAGTGAAGAATGGGGTCTTCAAAGAATTATGGCAGACGCCACTGGAATGGGTCGTGCAATGGTCGAAGACCTTATGTCGTATAATATGCCAGTAGAAGGTGTATCGTTACAGAAAAATGTAAGAGAACAAATGCTTGCATCTATGACTGTAGCAATGGAACATAAAACAATAACATTTCCAGCAATACCTATATTGTTGAGACAGCTTAGAGCATTTCAACATATTAGAATGTCTAATGGAAACTTTAAAGCACAAGCTCCAGCAGGTGAGCATGATGATGAAGTTTTTGCATTAGGACTAGCATTGTCTGCTTGTAATGAACCGCAAGGATCTTATACAAGAAAAAGAGGATTTGGTAGAAGATATATGCCAACACAAGCTGAAGCTAATACTGGATATGGTATGGGTGGTATGAGTCCAGGTGAAAAGATAATGAAAGAAAGAAGACTAGCCAGAGTTGAAGAACGATGGGACAAGTCAGGAGTTGATCTATAATGGTAATGATAGATTATAATACAGCCAAACCTTTGGTCATGGGAGATCAAGAGTATGATTCATCTGCTCCTACAGCAGACGAAGTAGTACAACTTTTTTCTACATACAAAGATCATTTTGAAGTATTTCATTCTCAATGCGATGAAGAGGATGAATTTTATTTTGGTGAAAGACCAGTACCAGTACCAGACGATATGCCAATTGATCCAGTCAGACCTGCAACTCCACATGCAATTGTAAATGTTGCAACAGATCACGTTGACGTAAATAACCCTGCAATATTTGTACCTGCTCCATCACCTAGAGCTAAAAACAGAGCTGAAAGAATACAAAAATTTTTACAAGGTGTATGGATGCATATACCAGAACATACTAAAAGAACTGTTGTAAAACATTCTATACAGTATGGCGTTGCATTTATGAAAGCATGGTGGGATGGAGATAAATGGCCAGATGCACCACGCATGGAAGATTACGAAGATGAATCAGAATATAAAAATGCATTAGAAGATCATCTTGACAAAAGAGATATATCTTTTCCATTTGTATTAGATGCTGTTAGCCCAAGACATATAGTATGGGATGAATCTCGAACAGGTATGAAATGGGCAATAGAATATTACGATGCATCTTGTAACGATATACAAATGATGTATCCAGAATGGCAACCAATGATGAAATCATCTGAAACTGTTATGTTTATGGAATACTGGGATGACACATGGCATGGCAGAATGGCAGATGGAGAATGGGTATGGGGGCCACACAAACATGGTTACGGATTTAACCCATATATAAAAGTACAACCTGCAGCTTCTATGGATTACAATACTGGTGAACCTGAAAGAAAATATCAAGGTATATTAAAACCAGTACACAATTTATTAGATTCTGAAGCAAGATTGCTGACACAATACGAAGCAATACTTAGACAGTATGCATGGAGAACTATAGACTTCTATGGGCCTGCATCATCAGCAGAAGCAACAATGGATGAATATGAATTGTTTGCATCTAAGAACTGGGTAAGACCTAATGTAAACATTCAAGCATCGCCACTTGCAATGCCACCACAAGAAATACTGCAACAGCTTGGTATGGTGCAGACAATGATTGAGGAAGCTACATTTCCTAACGTTGTCAGAGGTATGCGACCATCTGGTGTATCTACAGGATTTGCATTATCAGTATTAGCAGGTACAGGTAGACTTGTATTTGGTAAATTTGCTGACGCAATGGCTAGAGGTATGGAAGATGCAAACCAAAGGTTTTTAAAACTTATTGTAAATAAAGCTCAAGGTAAAGTTACAGTACATGCTAGAAGCACAGTACATGAGTTTGACCAATCTATATCTCCAGATGATATTAGAGACTTTTATGAAAATTCTGTCACACTTAAAGCAGAAGCTCCAGAGGAACGAGAACGTGAAGCACTATTAGCACTTAGATTGTGGAATGGTGGTAATGGACTTATTAGTTTGTATGAAGCACAGAGAAGAGTCGGTATTACCAATCCTCTTGAAGAACAAAATCAACAAGCCGCAGAAAGATTACTTGAAGCAGCTAGGCAACAACAAGCACAAGAAGTTGCAGAAGCTGTTGAACTTGAAAGACAACGAGCAGAAGCAGCTGATGCTCCAGCTCCAGCAAATCAACTGGGCACGCAATTTTTACCAGGTCAAGCACAATTACAAAGACCAGGTGAACGTAATGTACAAGGTGCTAGAATGGCAACAGGAGCAGGTAGAGAGTCAGTATTTCCAGAGGGAATGGGTGGCTTAGATTTATTAGGCTCACAATTAGCAACAGGTACAGGTGGCGGTAGACCAATGCCATCTGGACAAAGGGTAGATTAATGGCTAAAAAAGATACAGATTTATTAAACGATCCATTGAATGTTGCAAAAACTCGTTACAGAGAACAGATTGATGCATTTAAAAATCAATATTTTTCTAAACCAAATAATAAAGAAAAGTTAAAAGTTTTAACAGATTTTGATTTTTCAAAAGATGAAATTACACAAATTATGAAACGAAAGATATAACTATGACTCCTAACGAACTAAAAGAAGCATTAGAAGATAATATTACGATAAAAGTTAAAAATATTATTATTAATAAATCAGTCGAAGATGATGACCCTTTGAATAGATTACTAGCTGAAACTGCTGCTAAAGCTTTAGCAGAAGGCGGAGAAGTAGATCTTTCAGCAGCAATCGAACACGATGAAGGGTTAAAAGACAATATTCTTATTCCCACTCAAGATGCACGAGACAGTATAACTGCAGCAAAAACTCAAAGATTAGTTCATGAAGTAACTGCTAAAACACTTCAAAGCATGGGTTTTAGTATTGTTTATACAGATCAAGCTGAAATTGAAATAAATAAATATTTAGACAATGATCCTAAAGCAAAGATGTCTCAATATTCAATAGAAGATTTTGAAAAAGCAGACGCAGAACTTAAAAGAATAACTGCAGAATTATCTCCAGAAGAACTTAATAAAGTACTGGGTATTTCTACAACAAAAGAAATAGGGACATTTCAATATAAAGTTGACACACCTTTTACGAGGGGTGTGGGCGATCTAATGGTTGTAATAGACGATATGAAGGCAGGAAAATTTGAGTATTCAATGTACCAAACAATGTATGAGTATGTTGCACAAAATTTTTTTCCTAGTACAGAACAAAGCTTTGATACTACACAACAAGAAGAATTAAAAGAAAAATTAGCTATTACTATAAGAAGCAATCCTGAATTTGTTATTTTAGAATCGCCTCCTGAATATGGTTATTCAGCCCAAACACCTTATGTTGTTAATGAACTTGTTAAAGATCTTAATAATTCTATAGTTACTGAATCAACAGGATTATCAAGTTTTTATGTAGATAAAAATAATACTGTTTATATGACTGAAAGAGATCGTAAAAAAGAATTTTTGTTACAAGCAGGAACTTCTTTAAATGGTGAACGATTTTCACTTCATGATAAATATTCTGATGGCGGACAATTTAAAGAAGATTTTGACCGCATGTGGCCAACAATTGAACAAGAAATCTTTGCAGAAGAAGGCACTAAAAAGATTTCTAATCAATCTTGGAGTGCTGGAGCACCAAAATTAATAGATGCATATCGTAACGGAAATGCTGAATGGTTAGGAACTATTATTGGCCCAACACGTTTTAAACCTACACCAGTACAAACATTTGGTGCAGTAGGGCCTATACAATTTAGGCGTGCAACAACAGGAGTTTCAGATACAGAATATGCAGAATATTTAATAAAACAACAAGACCCAACTCAAGCTTTAAAAAATGTAAAAAGTATTCTTGGCCCACAAGCAGCTAATATTACTGATGAAAGATTACAAATATTAGCTAATACTTTAGCTGAATCTATGGGTCTATTAACTCAAGAAGATTATGGGGCTTATAAAACTGATAGTGAATTAGTTACAAATTACAATCTTTCTCGTGGAATATTGCAACCTTTAATTACTAAGGAAAGAATACAACAATATGCAAACGAAAAACAAACAGAAGATATTATTAAAGATGATGATTTATTAACTCAAACTGCTAATACTTTATTAGGCTATGGAGAAATTACAGATCCTGAAACTGGAGAACCTTTAATATTTAATGCTAATGAACAATTAAAAGTTGCAATACAAAATTTACTATCTAACAATCCTTTTGAAGGTTTAACAGCTGAAGATGCAGGGCAAAAAGTTTTGCAAACAATGGGAATTACTCCAGAAGGAAATTTGGCTGAAAAACCTAAAGTTAAATTATCAGATGAAGCAATAAAATTTGCTCAAGAAAATCCAGATCAATATGTAGAAACATATGGAGAAATATTAGGAGGAGCACCAGCTGACTTTAATGCTGAAGAAAGAGCAGCAACTAAATATGCTACAAACTATATTAAAGATTATGATGTTGATGAAATGCTTAGAGCTCAATATGACGACAGAAGACCACCAATGGTTCCTAGTGTATTTGGGCCTCCTGGTTTTCGTGTAGAAGAAGTGCCGCCTCCAGTTACAGATCAAGAAATATTAAAAAGTTTACAAGCTAGTTATTCTGACCAACCTGAATTTTTAAAATTTCTTTTGCCTAATTTAGATTATTTAAAAGAAGAATTTTTAAAAACACAAACTCCAAGTGTTGAACAACAAGAAGGATCAGTAGATTTATTTGCAAAACAACAAATTATGGGTCAATTTGAAAAAGAAAGACCAAAAACTATAGGTGAGTTTTTAAGTGAAGGGCTTCCTGGAAATTTGCAAAATCAATTTAAATTTAGTGATTTAGGTAAACAATACGAACAAAGAATAAAACAAGAACAGGAAGCAATAGACGAACGAAATAAATTAGAAGAAAGAAACCAAGAAGCTATCAGACGTAGAGAATTAAGTTCTCCAGTAACTATATTTGGCAGGAGAAGAAGATAATGGCAGAACGTAAATCAAAAAAAAATATAAAACCTACTACACCTGATGTTTCAAGTATTATGGAATTGTTTAGTGGGACAACTCCACAAACAGGAGAACCTTATATAATTGACCAACTTCCAGATACTTATTTGTCTCCTCAAAGTGAACGCCCTAAAGGTGCTCCAAGAAATCCTTTAGAGCCACGAAAACCTGAAGACCCTGTTGAATTACAAGACGAAGGATTTTCATTTAGACCCACAGATATGCTTAATCCTTTATCTAAAAATTATTATTTTAAAGATGCAAACCGTTTAGGGAGTAAAGCAAAAAATATAGAAGATTTAGCAAGACTTCAACTTCCTCAACCAGGTAGTCAAATAACAGAAAACCAAGCATATTTATTAGCTAGTTTAGGTTTATTAAATGATTCTTATGTTATGCCTAAAGGTATTAGAGAAGCTTATGATAAACAACAAGTTTATGATGTAATGCATGACAACCCATTAGCTTGGATTATTGGTGGAAAAGATGCAGACGGAAAAGAAATACCTGGTGCATTTGATTTTATAGAAGCTGTATCTGAAGGTGCTGTTCCACCTGCATTAGATTTTCTTGAACCTTATTTTAAAGGTATGAGCGGAAGAAGTGATTTTGAAAGTCCTACTGTTAATAAAGAAACAACTAAATTATATAAACAATATGCTGATGGAGAAATTAGTTTTCAAGATTTAATTAATAAATCATC